ACTGATGGGTAATACCAATTAGCATCTTTACTTTTATCTGTTCCTTTACCTATTTTATTGGCTAAATATAAAATCCATATTAACGTCATATTTCTCTTTTTTAAATTAAACTAAACCTAACACTAAATATATTGCATTAAAACGACAAATTACTTTAACCGTTATAGCGCATTTGCTAGTTTATAAATATCTCTTAGTGATTCTTTATTCTTATCGTTAAGATCATTTTTCTCACCAAGTTTAACAATAGCATCTAATAACTTCTTTTTCTTTTCTTTCTTGCTTAGAACTTTAGGTAGGTATCGTGGTAAATCACACGTTACATCCCATAGTATTGATTCATTCCCGGTAACAGTACATTTCTTTGTGCCCAACTCAGAAAGACATCCCATATCTCTTAACTCAGTAAACCGAGCTCTTGATTGTGGGATTATACCTGGTGTAGTTTTTTTGCGGAACATTATCTGAACTGCCTCAGCACTCGTTAATGGTCCATTATTAAATACTACATCATAAACTTCCAATCTTCTTTTGGACAACAAACCATTGTCTCTAATCTTTTCAAATACTGCTAATGAAGTATTTCTCATACCTCAACAATTCTACAGTTAACTTCTATCTCATCAATAGGTATTCTTACTCTTGAAGAATAATAGCCTTGTTTGCGATATTTGTCAATAAATCTTCCCAAAGCTTCCATAGCTTCTTTAGAATCTTTATATTCAGCATCTCTTTCAATAGGAAATCCATCAGGACTTAATACAATATATTTTATTTCTTTTGCCATAATATTTATAGGTTTAATTAATATTTAATCAAGGAGCACCGAAGCGCTCCAATAATTATAAGCAGTCAATAATTAACTGCTCAATCTTTTTGTTCATATCAATACGAACTCTGTTAACTACTGTTCGATTATGCATCCTATCTAATGTCATATTTAGATAGTAACTAATCATATAGAAGTCCTCTTTAGCCTTGGTGAAGGTTTTAATCATACTGTAAATTTAAGAAAATAAAAAAGAGTAGCCTACAATAATGTAGACTACTCTGTATTTTTAATACATTAATTCAAACTTGATGTGTATTCCAATGATGTTATAAACTTATACCTATCATTAGGTACTGGAGATAAGGTCGCATGTTTTCCATTATTCTTATTGAAATCAATATCTACATACTCAATAAATGTACCTGGATTCCCTGATTTAACATGAATAACCTTATTCGGCCCACTAACTCCAACAAATATTATTTGATATTCTACATCAGTAGATAGTTTGAAGGAGTATCGATTCTTACGATTCTTTCTCTTTACTTGTTCCCAAGCACCATCTTCTTCACTTTGAGCATACAAATAAATGTCTGCAGTATGATCATTAACAATTTGACCTTTCACTTTTAAATAATTTGTACTTGTTTGGGCTGAGCAGCTTCCCATAATAATAACTCCTAAAATCAATGCCATACTAAGTATTGCCATAAACGTCTTCGCATTCTTCATAATAAATAAGTTTTAGTTAATAATAAATTCAAAGAGCCGTTAAGCTCCCTGAAGTATGTTGTACTATAATCTTACTCGATTTATTCCATCTCCGAATATATCTGAAGCTCGAAGTACTACACCATTCCAATTTAACATTAGATAATTGCCTCTAACAAAGGGTTTCACCCATAGGCAAATGTTCTTCTCTTTTGGGTTAAAGAAATTACTAGAGAGATTAATACGAACCCTTTTAATAAAGTGTCCTTCCATCTCAATCATTGTGTTACCTCTGTTACCAAGCCTTTCAACTAGGTTATTCATTAATTCTCGACCTACTGAGGTCTTGGTCATTTTCTCCTTGGTACTTTCCATGGATTTAATACCCTTTTCCGATAATAATTGTGCTAATCGTGTCATTTTCCTTGATTTAAGTGAATAAATAATTTGTTATGATTCCTGCAGAATATGTATATAATAAAATTAAGGCTTATATAACCCTTGAATATGATTGTGAACATCAGTAAGTAGAAACGGATCATTAATGATGTGCTTAATAGTCCAAACATCTACTCTATGATAGTACTTCCAAGCTTTTATCTTGAATCTTATAGAATAAAGCATTTCACGCTCATTGTCCTTCTTATTTAAGCTATTTATGTAGCTATTTAAAGAATAGTTCCAGTCTGAAACTAATGCATTGACATAAAGCACGCGAAGAATCAGCAAAAACAAACAAATAAATAATATAATGTAATTCATCTCTATTGTATTAAATTAATAAAAGGTAGTTCGAGTCTTTCCTCACTCTTAACTACTATTAAACAACATACTCGAAGTATGTTTGTAAAAAATAAGCCAACCTACGTTCTTACGTAAGTTGACTTATTGTTTGTATTATAGCTTAGGCTCATTGATTGATACAAGACGTTGGAATCCTCTGTCTTTATCCATCTTTGTTTCCAAATAGAATACCTCTCCAGCAAATCCCTGCAATGCAGTAATTAACTTAGCAATGTATTCTTCTGGGTTGGTAAATCTAATAGCAACTCTAGAGTTTTTATCATCATCAGCCCAAATAAATGTAACATCTTCTCCATTAGCCTCTCTAATCTCAGCTAATTCTTCATTAGTATTAAATACTATTGGCTGACCATCAGCTCCTACTACGTATTCAACAGGATTACCTAATTGAGCAAATAATGCTTTAGCTGTCTCATTCTTAGAGTGTTTAGCGATGTAAACTACTTTACCAAATACTCTTAAAAACCTAGCACCTTCAGATAAACTAATGTATTCATCATGACCTGCTGTATCATCAGTTGGAGCAGCATTGCTACTAAAACTAATCTTTGCACAATTGTTACCTTTCTTAGATAAGTGTGCTGTTACTGACTTAATAGTAGCTAAACCATTTTCCATTGTAACTTTAACCGAATCAGAAGTGTTAGCTATTGCTCCTGCTCCCGAAAATAATGCATTTAAATTTTTCATCTTATTGTATTTTGTATAAGTTTATTTATTAGGTTAATCCCAATAAATTCAAATAGCCACAAAGCACTCAAGCTTAATGACTATTTGATACGTTCTAAATTCCTCCAATAAATATCATTACAAATAGGTTTAAATTAATATCAAAGAGCAACGAAGCTCTCTAATATTATTCTATGCTATCTCTAATGAATATTCGTGAATGGCATCTAACTCATCAAGAGTTAAATCACTATCAATTAAATATTGTTGGTATTCTGCATCACCAATGTTTTCTATTAATTCATCTACGCTTACTATCATAACTTTATGTATTTATGGGTTAATATCAAAGAGCATTAAAGCTCCTTGATTGAATACCAGTCAACATCATTCTGCTTAACAATAGCACGTAAAACTAAATGATATGTACATTGCTCCCAAGCATCTTTAAACCCTAAATGTTTAAATGTTTCAGCTATCTGTATCTTCCTATCATCACTACTGTTACCATTGAACTCCATCATCAATGCTTTGACTATTGAATTAGCTACTTCTGTTCTCATAATTATATGTATTAGGTGAATAATAAACTCCCTGCACTACCATAAGGAGATGACATCATTTACGTAGAACCACAAAGGGCTGATGACAATGTTATACTACTCTAACGAATCAATCGTATTCATATAACAAATAGCCTAAAAGAACTCGTGTATCTATATCCTTATTTAGAATCATTCTAAATAACATAATACTCCACACTATTTAGACTCATTCTAAATAACAACTATACTCTATTTAGAATCATTATAAATAAGCTCATAACATACATAACATCAGTACATTACAACGCTATTTAGAACCATTCTAAATAAGATATACTTGCAACTGTCCTAAATATTCCCGAACTTCGTACACGTACAATACGGATAACACGCAAACACAAACACACAAGACATAACACTCATACACTTAATCAATCAGATTAAATAGTAGAAGGCTGTCCTCTTAGCCTCTACGTAAGTAGTTAAAACAATACGAAACGTATTCAAATAGCAATAAAGAACTAGGATTTGTATTGATTTTGAATCCTAATTTAACTTTAAAGGGGGCTGTGTTTCCAATTTGATAAGGGTATGGGGGTTGATAGTAGATAGTCTTCTCTTCCTTCACTTTCACTAATAGTATTTGAGGTACGGGTAGTACGTATAGGTACGGAAGGGGGCCTTGGTTATAGTTGTGTTTAGGGGTAGGGGTTCGATTAACGGGCTTTTATATAATTAATAAATAATATATTATGATGAGAAGGAAAATGTTAATGATGGTAATGGCTGTATCTTTGGTTGCAGTTGGTTGTACTAAGAGTGAGGAGTATGGATGTACATGTACACATACTTATTTGAATGGTGGCGGGGTAGATCCTACGGTATCTTTTGTAACTGCTAAAAATCGTGATGAAGCTGCGGAGGAGTGTGCTAGTCATTCTAATGTAGATAGTTCTAATATTACTCATTCGTGTAGTTTAGATTAGCACATTAAATAATATCGTTATATTTGATTTCTTATTATATTAATTTAAAATAGATAATTATGTCAAGAAATAAAAATGCTGTATCAAAAGCTGCTGCGAGGTCAGCAAAGTCAGTTAGTAAGAAAGGTGGTGTAACGACTACTACGAAAACTAATAGATCAGGTAAAACGACTATAACTAAGAAAGGTCCTAATATTAATATGAAGCAAACTACCAAGGGTAATAAGCAGAAGATTAAGGGAACTGTAAGTACTAAAAATAAGAAGTATAGTGTTAACAGTAAAGGAACTGTAGCATCTAAACCAAAAAGAAGAACGTATTAATATATTTGGATTAAGAATATCATTTGTAATTATTTAACTACATTTGCTGACCAATGAAAATGAACAAGAAAATATCAAGAAGAATAGTTTCGGCTATTTGTGCTATCCTAGTTGGTGGTATAGGATTTTTTTCTGGTGCTACCTTGGAAAAGGATAGTCACGTAGTTGAGAGGAGAACTTTACTTGATTCATTAGATACTACTCAGGCAATAGTTGATGATTACGAACACACTGCCAATTACCAGGCTATGTTTAATTACAAAGCTAAAGAGGTTACTGCCAACTGTAACAAGTGCGGCCCTCGTCTAACCGACATTCAATCGATGTTGGATTCCATAAAGGAAGTAAAAGGAGAGTTGGTGGTGCCAAAGTACCCTGGTTGGTCGGCACTTGAATGACAGGTAAGTTCGCAGCCAACGAAAGAAACCTTTAATCTTAGTAATTTTCGCATAAATATTCTAAGATAAATTAAAATCCCCTGAAAGTGGTTGAGACCTGCAGGGGATTTTTTAGTAGTTGGTATTAGTGAATTTATTATTAACTACTTATTTATTAAGAGCTCCAATCATCTTTTAGCTCTACTTTAATTGTTTTTGGTGCTATAGGTGCTTTTGGTAATGGCATCCAATGAGTAATTCTATAATCCTCATAAGGTTCCATTTCTCTTGTTGCAAACCAATGTGGTTCGTCTTCTTTGTGTAAAGGGTCTATTACCCTTTCCCATCTTTGAACGCTTGATTCATAATCATTAAAGAATCCTTGTCCAGTTACAAATACTGTAACTCCTGGTTCCGGAAGTTCGTCTTCTATGCTTATCCAATTTTTCATAAATATTATTTTTTAATTCTATATATTAATTCAAATGTTACTGAGAACATTGTTTTTATTATGATGAAAGCTATTAATTTATAATACCAATCCTCTTGTCCATTAACTGATATTGTCAATGCTATAATTAACTGCCAAGTAGAATGAAATAAGAATTGAGCTAAATGCCAACCATCAGTAAGAAATACAAATATTGTTGTTGAGAAAGGAAATCTTTCTGCATGTTTTGGTGCGAATCCAAAGTGATACCATTTTGGTATATAACGATAAAGGGTAAATTTCTTATCAGTTATATTGCTAGGTGTCCATGGTATGGTTTTATACTTTCTCCACCAACCATCATTCTTATTCCAATAGTCAGAGTTAAACTTTCCTTCGCTACTCCAATCCATCAATACATTTAGTGGGGCAAGTAAAGATAGTAGTATAATGACAGAAACTATCATACCCAATATCCTTTATAGTTCATCCAAGCCCCAAATGGAACTAGAACAACACCAATGAATAGAAATACTAAAGCAAGCCACCATTCGCTGCTCTCTCTGACTATTTCTAATATTAATACTATAATTGTCATCAGTATTAGCACTAATGAAATGTTCTTGTATTTCTTTCTAAAAAAATACGCTGTAAATGTTTCGTTTTCTTTTTTCATAATTTATTTGTTTTTACGTTTATGCTCAGGGTATCTAACCCCTTTTGATTATTAATACTTAAAACTAGTTGCTCTCTTGCTATATTTAAGGCCTTTTGTATTCTATTTAATTTATGAAATCCTTTGGAGTTTGGCTTTATTCTTTGTATTACCTTTCCACTAAAACAATCCCTCCATTCAATTAATACAATTCCAGTTTTATCATCAGTAGTGATGATTACCTTGCTGTCATCTAAAGAGTCTTTCTTGCTTAATTTCATTGTTTTCTTCCATTAGTAAAAAACCATCCAAAATTCCTATTGAACCACTGCTCAAACCTTATCAATTTATTTGGTTTAAGATAGCTCAACAGATCCTTTCTTATTTGTTCAGGGGTCTTTCTGTCTTTATCCCTTTCTTTTATTAGGGCTTTTCTTTCGTCTTGTTCTTGTTTGCTTTTATATATCGATCCGATTCCGCTCATTGCTTAATGTTTAAATTCATCGAACTTGTAGTTAATTCTACCATGTTCCGATATTATTGATAGGTTAGTTAATTTGCTTTCGTGTTCTATTTCTTTTCCAGAGATGCCGAGAGTAGCCCATATTCTTGTGATCAGCTTTTCTCTCATTCTATCTGTTGGGATTTTGTTGTTATCATCTAAAACCATTACAATCTTTTTCGCCTGTAGAGAGCTGGCTCTCTTTGTTTTAATCTTAGTGTATGTAATGGTGCAATTCGCTAATACAATCTTAGGCTTATATCCGACCTCATACTTCCTTTCCTTTTCCATGTAACAAATGTAAATAAATAATTGTATTTAAAATACACTTATACTGATTTATTTGTATATTTGCTTTGTGAGATTACATAAAAAGCATACAGAAAATCCTTTTCAGGAAGGTGAATTGAATATTAAAATGGAAGAAGCATACATCATAAAGGGTTTGAGCAAGACAGCTATGAAGCTGTATATGTTTCTGCGTGAGCATGCTTTCCGAACTAATGGTCGCGTGATATTTGATTTTGATATGGCTAAAGGAATTTGTAACTTTAAACAAGATAAGTCTGTTTATAATGCTTTAGGGGAGTTGATAAATAATGATATTATTGCTGGGTCTGACGATTCTATTGAGTATTATTATAACCCAAATTTTATGTCAAACCAAAAAGAATAGCTATGGATGTATTGAGAATAGGGAATGATTTAATTCAGGTAGACGGTTTAATGGTCTATAAGCCAAAGGGTGAGAGCAGTTGGTTTGCTTGCAATAATAAAAGAATTGGTACTATTCGTTTACAAGCCTTATATTTGTATTTACACAGTGAGGATAAAGCTAGACAAAAGCGATTCAATACTTACGTGGATAAAGTTATTAATAAATTAATATACAATTAAGATGAATATCAATCAACGAGTTGCATTCGCTAGAGCTGCACAAGAAGAGGATGCTAAGATAATGAGCAAGAGAAAGCCAAAAGCCACAAAGAACAAGAGAAAGGTATCAACTAAGATGAAGCCAGTAAGTAGGAAAGGTAAAAACAAATTCACGTATTAATGTATAATGAACTTATTGATGTAGATACTGATGGGAATGTTTTTATTAAAGACAATTCTATCGGGTTAATGCCTAAAATGTTTGCCGTTTATAAGGATAAGCACATGGGTAGTAACATGGTTAAATACATTGTTGGTGTATATGATTACAAATCTCCTTTTAGAAGACTTCCTGAAGAGGAGCGTAAAAATAGAGTTTCCTATTCTGTTTATTCTAAAGACAAACCTCCAAAAGTTTCTGATAAAAAAGTTGAAGAGGCTATTGAGGAATATGTTAGACTTCAATACGATCCATTAATTGATGAATACAATTCCATGTGCGATAAGTCATTTGAAATGACAAAAGTATATCGTAGTATTAAACCTACTGCTGACAATCTTGAGGACTTAAATAAGATGCAAGAACAGATGGGTAAGGCTGCAATTTCAAGAGATAAGATAAAAGACCTCATTCTTAAAGACCAACAAACAGAATCTAATATCAAAGGTACTGGTTCGGAAGATTTTAGTGTATTTGAACAGGATGAGATAATTGGTAAAGATTAATATGATTTCAGCAAAAAAATATTCTCCAATAATATTTGATAAGAATCAAAAGGATTATCATCAATTAAAGAAGAACACTTCTGAATATTTTGCTTTTTGGAAAGAGCAAAAGAAAAGATTGAAGGAGGGGTATAAGCCAACAGGTGGTTCTTGGATTCCGGGCAACTACTATTTCTATTTAAACTTTTCCAAGATACATGGATTACCAAGTCCAGAATCAAGGCGTAAGTCTATGATTCCACCAATATATCGTGACCAAGATCATGAGTATTATCAAGAAGTTCATCATGCAAAGTATGGAGATGGAAAAGATAACCCTGGGGGGTATGGAATTATTGTATTAAAAGCAAGACGTAAGGGATTCTCCTTTATGAATGCTAATATATTATTACATGAATGGACCTGCTATGCTCACTCAGAAAATGGGTTAGGTGCGCAGCGTGAAGATTATGTTCAAGATTTTCGTAAGAAGATGTTATTGTCTTATAACGAATTACCTTCTGAATTGAGGAATAAGATTCTCAATAACAATGAGGAAATCTTTATGTCGGGATATAAAGAGAAGGAAGATGGTATTTGGGTAGAGAAAGGGATGAAGTCTATGGTTCACTTTAGGGTGATGGAGAAGCCTAATGCTTTCAGGGGAACATCTTTGAATTACATGGTATTCGAGGAAGCGGGAGAGTTCTTAAAGCTTAAGCGTTCATTCCAATCATCTGAGGATTGTTTTAAAGAGGGTAATGTATTTTTTGGTACACCAATTATCGGTGGAACTTCTAATGCTATGGAGGTTGAGTCTGACGATTACATGGATATGTATTACAATGCTGAACAGTTTAACTTAAAGCCTGTATTCATTAAAGCATCTAAAGTGTTTGGTAGTTTCTTTGATATGTCTACGGGAATATCAGATTCTAAAGGAGCAGAGGAGTTTATTATAGCTGAGGCTGAAAAGCGTAAAGCTACTGGAGATTTACAATCATATTACTCCTATTTACAAGAGAATCCTTTAGAGGTGGAACACGCTTTCTTTAAGTCTGGGAAAACACCATTTGATTTAGAAAAAGTTAATAAGCAGATTGCTAATATAAACACTAACCCTAGTTTTCAAAGAGTTCAGAAGGGAATGTTAGATTGGCCTCGAAATAAAGAGGGAAAGGAAATATTTGGTGCAATGCCAGAGTTTGTTATGGATGACGGTTCTCATGATGAGAAGAACCCTGCTAATGAATTGTTTCCTTTTGAAATGGTTGAACAGCCAATACCTGGGATGGCGAATATTCATTTGGCTGCTGTCGATCCGTATCATATTGATGATGAGCTAGAGGAGATGAAGAAGAAGATGTCTGATCAAAAGGATAGGTCACTTGGTTCTATGTGTGTATATCGTAGGTTTGTTGGTCCTAATACTATTGGAGAATTGCCAGTAGCATTTTATACTGACAGACCTTACTCTAAGGAGAAGTTCTATGAGAACTGTTTGAAGTTGGCTATATATTATGATTCTCAAATACTTGTGGAATATAATGATGATGGTTTCCTTAAATACTTTATACATCATAAGATGACAAGATATTTAAAGGAAAGACCTCGCGCAGCTGACAGTCCTTGGAGTCAAGCTACAAACAGATACGGTATTCACATGAAAACCTTTCAAAAGAAATTATTAACAGAACTTGTTGATGAATATGTGAAAAAACATTGGGAAGATATTTACTTTTTAAAATTATTGAATGAATTATCCGTTTATGGAGTGAAAAATACAGATAGGGTTATGTCTTTTGGTATGGCTTTAATACATGATATGGATGCTACTAAGAGAATATATGATAAGAGTGAGGATGAGAATATAGAGCCAATGGAAGGATTACCTGGATTTAGTAGGAATAATGAAGGTGGAATAGTAACTATAAGTAGTAATAATAATAATCATTTTGAAACTAATAAAAGAAATGTTACTTTTGATTACAAACTAGACGAAGATATTGAACTATAAATACGTATGGATTTTCCACAACAGAACATTCCTGGAAGGCTAAAAAATGAAGAGTTTCACTTAGATTGTGTTA